AGTAAATGCATCAATTGTAGAATATAACAAGCATAACTTTATAACTGCTGGTGTAGGTTCAATTACTGCAAACGCAGGTGGCCCATTTACCGCAACTACTGGTACTGAATATGATCCTAAGAGTGGAATCTTGACTGTAACAACTACAGCAAGTCATAGTTTCACACAATCAGGAATCAATACAGCAAAAGCAGGTACTACTTACAACCCAACTACAGGTGTTGTACAAATTGAGACTGTAAGTGCTCACGGATGGTCAAATGGAGACTTAATTAAGATTGAAGAGAATTCTTTAACCTTCACATGTGCATATGATAATAATCAGACACAGCATACTTATCCTAGACCAGGTGATCCTATCCATAATAAGTGGATTCCAATTTCTAATGCATCTGGAAGTACTTTCCAAATTCAATCACTTAAGAGAGTACCTTCTACAAATACATCTGCACATGCATTCGTATCTGCAGCTGCAAGTGGTATTCAGAAAGCAAATAATACTGTTGGATTTGTAACTGGTGGTTTAACATTCACATGTGCTAAGAATAATCACCTTGATCTTCATCCTTATCCTAGACCTAAGAAAGACCCTGTACATAATGTTATTGTTGGTGTTGAGCAAGTATTTGCTGCAAATAAATTTACAGTTAATGTAGGTAAATCACCATATGGAACTGGTGCAAGATTAGACTTTAATGTTGGTGCTGCTGGTACAAATTATATCAACCCTAGTTTGGTTATTCCAGAACCTGCATATAATGATCTTGGAGTTATTGGTGTATCCAGATTAGGTGATGGCCCAACTACAGATACTGGAACAGGTCTATTACTTAATATTGGTATGGGTCAACGTCCACGTGGAGATGAGCATAGATTTGTAAGTGCTGGTATTAATTCAGTGACCAGAAGTATTGGTGGAACTCTAACTGTTAATGATGCAGGATATATTCCATCAACAGGTATTCTTGAATTATCATTTACTACTAATCATGGTTTATCACTTGCTAATACTATTACAATTGCTGATGATTCATTAACCTTCACATGTGGTAGAGATAACTTTAGTACCGAACATGACTATCCACGTTCAACTGATCCAGTTTCAGGACAGAGTATTGCTATTCAGGAAATTGTGGATACTGATACAATTAAAGTATTTGTTGGAGTAACAACATTTAGCGATTTATCTTATGGTGAAGTAACTCAGTTTAGAATTACTAGAAATGGTTATGGATTTAGAAGAGGTGATAAGTTTACACCTGTTGGTTTAGTTACAGATTCTAATTTACAGGAAATAATAACTCCTGCAATATTTGATGCAGTTGAGGTTAGAAGTGATGAGTTTTCAGCATGGCAGTTTGGACAATTTGACTATATTGATAGTATTAAGAATCAGCAAGATGGATCTAAGACAAGATTTGAATTAAAATATGATGGTGGATTATTAGCATTTGAATCTGAAGATACACCAGCATTCCCTGAGATGAATCTTTCAAATGCATTGTTAATTATAGTCAACGGTGCAATCCAAGAGCCAGGAGTTGCTTATGAATTTGATGGAGGAACTTCATTTATATTCAAGGAACCACCTAGAGCAACTGACGATGTAACTATATTCTTCTATCGTGGTACTGATGGTGAAGATACTGTTTTAATCAGTGATATTAAAGAATCAGTAAAACCTGGTGATCTTATTGAACTATTAAAGATACAAACTGATAAGGAAGATCAAACAAATAGAACAATTGAAGCAATTGTTGATTCTGATAGAATAGAAACTAGTTTCTATACTGGGCCAGGAATTACTAGTGAAAGAAAGCAGTTTAGTTGGACTAGACAAAAAACTGATAAAATTATTGGTGGTAGAGTTATTTCTAAAGCAAGAAGTATAACAGAACCTTTAATCTTCCCAACAGCGAAGATTATTAGAGATCTATCTTCTTCAGAATCTGGTCAAATATTTGTTGATGATGCATCAATCTTTAATTATGAGGGAGATCTTCCTACCAAACCTATTGGTGGATTTATCGTAGATAATTCTATCCCAGAACCTCGTGCTGCATCTCTAACTGCTACAATTAATGGTTCTGGTCAATTATCAGGATTTACTATTGTAGATGGTGGTCTTGGATATGTCGGTGCTTCAACTAACCTTTCAGTCGGAATCCCAACGAGTGGTATTGGAGTTGGTATAGGAACTACTGCTACTGCAACTGCGACTATAACAAATGGTGCTATTACAGGCACTACAATCACAAATTCTGGATTTGGATACACTTCTAGTAATGTACCTAAAGTTATAGCACCACTACCACTATATAAATCTGAATTAGTAAGTAATATTACTTCTGTTCAGGCTGTTTCTGGATCTATTACTGGAATTGGTACAACTACCAAAGCAGGATCATCAACTGGTTTAGCATTGATGTTTAATATCCGTGCTGCTACTGGGCTTTCCAACTTAGCAGATGGTCGTCCAATTAATATTTTCAATACACAAATTGGAACAGGTGTAACTTCAGTATATGATTCAGATAGTGAAGTAATTGGTATAGGAACGGAATTCCTAGACAATGTTTACAACATTAGTGGTAATCATGGAGGATACAGTGGTACAGAAACAATTATAATATGTAACATTAAATCTGATACTGTACATGCTGGACTTAATACTACAGGATCATGGGAGAATAATCCAGCAGGAAACTTCTCAATGGGTAGATTAAGTGGAACCATTGCTAGAAATGGTGCTAATCCAATAGCAATCGGAGTTAGTGGTTTAACCATCAATTCTGGTTTAACTACCTTCCCAACAATTCAAAGAAGGTTAGAAGGTTTTAGAGATAGTGGTGCTGTCGATCCAACATCTTAACAAACTCTTATAAATATCTAAAAAACAAAATTAATATGTCTGCCGTCGTAACAGATCAATTTAGAATATTTAATGCAAATAATTTTGTAGACTCTGTACTTGATACTAATAATTCCTATTATGTATTTTTAGGGTTGAGCAATCCCGCTACTCCAAATCCTGGATTTGGTAGAACTAGCACTTGGGATAGTTCTGCACCGTTATTACCAACGGATAATCTATCGTACGAAGCACAATATAGAAGCACTTCACTATTTGGTCAAAAAATAAATGCTAATAATATAAGAAGAGTTATACGAAAAGTCCAATGGACTAGAAATACTTCGTATGATATGTACAGACAAGATTACAGTATTAGTAATCCTGCTCCCGTATCAAAAACTCCTAGATTATATGATGCAAATTACTATGTTGTTAACAGTGATTATAATGTTTATATCTGCTTAAGTAATGGTTCTTATGGTACACCAGGCTCTACGACGGCAGCTGGAGGTAAATCAAAAGATGAACCAACATTTACAGATTTAGAACCATCTGCTGCTGGAACAAGTGGTGATGGATATGTTTGGAAATTCTTATTCTCAATATCACCTAGTGATATTATAAAATTTGATTCTACAGAGTATATTGTAGTCCCTAACGATTGGTCTACTTCAACTAACTCTCAGATTCAGAATGTTAGAGAAGCGGCTGATTCTGATATTAATTTTAACCAGATTAAACAAGTATACATTGAAAATCCAGGTTCTGGATATAATAATGGTACATTTTCAGTAGATATTCTTGGTGATGGTACTGGTGCAAAAGCATCTGTACAAACTGTTGGTGGTATTATTCAATCAGTAACTGTAACTGCAGGTGGAAGTGGATACACTTATGGTATTGTTGACTTAGGGTTACTTCAACCAACTGGTACTTCTCCAAGTACTCTTGCTAAGTTAATACCAATTATACCTCCTTCCAGAGGACATGGGTATGATGTTTATAAAGAATTAGGTGCAGATAGAGTCCTAATTTATGCAAGATTTGATGATTCTACAAGAGATTTCCCAACAGATACAACATTCTCTCAAGTAGGAATTATAAAGAATCCTTCTACATATTCATCTAAAAATACAGTTTTTACTGGTAGTCAATACTCATCTTTAGGTGCAATTAAGTTTGGTGATTCCTTTAATGGTAGTTCTATTTCTATTGGTAGTTCTATAACACAAACACGTACAGACGGTGGTGTTGCTCGTGGATATGTTGCTTCTTTTGATAAGCAAACTAATGTTTTAAAATATTATCAAGACAGATCTTTATACTATGGAAATAGTGTTGATAATACTGATTATGTTGGTGTTAGTACAGAGTCAAAAGTTTTAGCATTTGAAGCCACATCAAATAGTATTAGTTTTGCTGCTGGTGGCCCATCTGATACTTCTCCTTCTATTGCATTTACTGGAAATACTTATACTGATGGTACTAAAGAGATTGACTTAGGTGTTTATTTCACAAGTGGTCTTGCTGATCCAGAGATAAATAAAACTACTGGAGATGTAATTTACATCGACAATCGCAAATCAGTTACTAGGGATAGTAGACAAAAAGAAGACATTAAAATCATACTGGAATTCTAAAAAATCATGGCTCAGAAGAAAGATTTAAACATTAGTCCTTACTATGACGATTACGATTCTAGTAAGAATTTTCATAAGGTTTTATTTAAACCAGGATATCCAGTTCAAGCTAGAGAACTTACGACTCTGCAATCTATTATGCAGAACCAAATTGAACAATTTGGTAAGCATATGTTCAAAGAGGGGTCTGTTGTAATTCCTGGTGGAATCACTTTTGATGACCAATATAGTGCTGTAAAATTAAGTCCATTACAATTTGGAATTGATGTTTCAATTTATGCTAGTGAACTTGTAGATAAAGTTATAGAAGGTAGAAGTTCTGGAATAACTGCTACTGTACAACAAGTTGTATTACCTAATGGATCTGATGTCGAATATTTAACACTATATGTAAAATATTCAAGTTCTAGCCCTGAAAATTTTTCAAGTGATGTATTTACAAATGGTGAAGCATTAATAGTAAAAGAAAATATAGTTTATGGTAATACTACTATTGGTGAAGGGCAGGAAGTTGCAACATTAATATCTGAAGATGCAACATCTACAGGATCTTCAGTTTCTATATCTGATGGTGTATTTTTTATTAGAGGTACTTTTGTTAATGTAACTAAGCAAACACTAATATTAGACTATTATACAAACTCACCATCATATAGAGTTGGTTTAAAAATTGATGAATTAATAATTGGTGCAAAAGATGATCCTACATTATATGATAATGCTCAAGGATTTACCAACTATGCTGCTCCTGGTGCTGATAGATTTAAAATTTCATTAAGTCTTACTAAAAAAGGAACAGATGATTATGATGATTCTGATTTTGTTGAGGTTTTAAAGGTTGTTAATGGTCAAGTAAGAAAAATTCAAGCAAAAAGTAGTTATAATATAATTGAAGATTACCTTGCAGAAAGAACATACGAAGAATCTGGAAACTATACTGTAGAACCATTTGATATAAAACTCAGTAATTCATTAAATAATAGATTGGGAAATGGTGGAGTATACTTTGCCGATCAGAAAACTGATGAGGGAGAAACTCCAACAGATGATTTAGCATGTCTAAGAATTGGTGGTGGAACAGCATATGTTAGAGGATATCAAATTGATACAGGCCATACGACTGCAATAGATGTTCCTAAACCAAGAGATACTCAAAAAATAGATGCTTCTAGTATTCCGTTCTCAATGGGAAATAGAATACAACTTCAAAAAGTTGTAGGCCAACCTCAATACAGAAAAGAAATTGCATTATATAATGGTTATTCAGCATCAACTTTAGAAATAGGAAGAGCAAGAGTATATAATCTCAGTATATCTTCTGAATATGTTGATGATACATCAAAATGGAATTTATATCTATATGACGTTCAAACATTTACTAGATTATCATTAAATAGATCACTTTCATCAACAGAAGTGTTACACTCATACCATGTAAAAGGTGGACATAGTGGTGCAACTGGTTATGTATGGAATTCTTCTGGAGCTGGTAATGGTGGTACTAGTGGTACAGGAAATGATATTTTCGTAGAGCAAACATCTGGTAGATTTTTAGCAAATGAACCACTTATAATTCAAGGTAATTCTATTGCTGTACAAACACTTGCTGTAAAATCATTTGGTATTAAAGATGTTAAGTATGTTAAACAAACAGCATCAGGTGCTTACACACAAGACTTTGGTGGATTTGCATTTTTAGACAAATATCCTTTACCTAATGGAATAAAAGTAGGAATCGTAACCAACTCTGGAACAACACTAAGATCACCAGGTGCAGTATTTACTGGTATTACAACTAATACTATAATTAGATATTCTCAAGGTTCTGGTGATGAAATATTTGCAAATGTAAGTGCTATTTCTCCTGATGGATATGCTCTAACTCTCGCTCCTTTGGGTGTAAGTGTTGCTGGAATATTCAGTGGAACACCTATTAATACTAGTGGAACTGTAGATATTGCTGTTGGTGCACCATCTATTAGAGAAGGGGAACAAGGATCTTTATACTCAGTATTACCAGATACTAATATTTCTGCTATTGATTTTGATAAATCTACATTAACAATTACTGCACAAATCACTGGTGAAGGTATTGCATCATCTACAACAACTTTAGATATATCTGGAACACCTGGTGTTAAAGATGGTAGTGGAGCTGGAATTAGTACAGCATTTTTTGATTCTTTTGCTCCAAATAGATACTCTGTTCATTATGGATCTGGTAGTGGAGTATCTGGAGTAAAACCTGGTAATTTTTCATATAATACTGGTGGATCTCAAGTTGTAATTGGGGGATTAAATGCTACTGATTCTGATACTGTTGTTAACGTAACTGCAATCAAACAAGGTATTCAGAGTAAAGTTAAGAATTTTGTTAAGAGTAATATTATAGAAATAACTGCATCTAAATTGCAGCAATCTGGTATAGGTACTGGTATTCAAGATGGATTAACTTGGAATCCATATGCATATGGTTTAAGAGTTCAAGATAGAGAGATATCTTTAAATGTTCCTGATGTTTCAAAAATTATTGCTATTCGTGAATCAACTAATGAAGAACAACCAACTTTTGACATTATCACGTTTAGTGCTACAGCAGCCGTCGCATCAAATGCAATTATTGGTGAAGATATTGTAGGTGATAGTTCTAATGCTATTGCTAGAGTAGTTACAAATAATGGATCCACTCCTTCTTCTGGTGGTGCTAATAAATTAGGTATTGTATATCTAAACGATAGGACATTCCAATTAAATGAAATTGCTAAATTTACAGAATCAAATATTACTAGTACCGTTGAGGGAATTAATGCTACTGAAGGGGATGGTAAATATCAAGACATTTCTAGATCATTTACTCTAGATGAAGGACAAAGAGATCAGTACTACGACTATTCTAGACTTGTTAGAAAAAGAAATTCTGCTATACCATCTAAAAGAATGTTAGTAGTATTTGATAAGTACGTTGTTCCTAGTGGTGATAAAGGAGATGTATTTACCGTAATGAGTTACGATAAAGCAAGATATAATAAAGATATACCTTCAATCGGTATTAACCAAGTAAGAGCAACAGATGCATTAGATTTTAGACCTAGAGTACCTGATTTTACTAGTAATACAGTATCTCCATTTTCTTTTGATGCTAGAACAACACAATTTAATGTTGAACCAAAATTCTTATTAGCACCTAATGAGCAATCTATTTTAGGGTATGAATATTATCTACCTAGAATTGATAAATTATACATTGATAAGAATGGTACATTATCAGTAGTCCAAGGTCAATCAGAAAGAGATCCATTACCTCCATCACAAGTATCTCCTTCAATGATGGAGTTAGCTACGATAGCATATCCAGCATATCTTTATAATCCAGGTGATGCAGATATCTATCTTACCGATAATAGAAGATATACAATGCGTGATATTGGTAAGTTAGAAAATAGAATTGAAGGTTTAGAAAGAACAACCACTTTATCATTACTTGAAGTAAATACTGAAGCATTTAAAATACAAGATTCTCAGGGTAATGATAGATTTAAGAGTGGATTTTTCGTTGATGATTTCCAAAATAATGATAATATTGATCTTGATTACTCTTCTGTAGCTGTTGATGAAAGAGCTGGAGAAATAAGACCTATTATGGGTCAAAACAGTCTTGAAAGTGCTTTAATGCCAGCTTCTAATATTGTTGATACTCAATTAGATAGATCGGAAGATTTTGCTCTGTTAGATGGTAATGTCGTAAAACGAGGTGATTCAGTACTTTTAGATTTTGATGAAGTTCCATGGATAAATCAACCACTTGCAACTAGAGTAGAAAATGTTAACCCATTCCATGTTATTGATTTTAGAGGTCTTGTTGACTTAACACCAATAAGTGATAGTTGGCTTAGAACTATTAGACTCGATCCTATGAGTGCGGTAATTAAGGAAAATAAGAAAAGAACAGATGAAGTTGTTCGTTGGACACAAAGGAAAAAATGGACTAGTTGGTTCTGGTCTTATTACTATTGGTCTAATGGAGCTCCAGGAACTACAAGAACTACATCTACCGAAGTTAGAAAAACACATTTCAAAGGTGATGTTATAACATCAACTGGTGATGATCAATATATGAGATCTAGAAATACCACGTTTGATGCTAAACTCCTAAAACCAACAACACAGCATTATCAATTTATGGATAATCAAGCTGGTATGGACTTTATTCCAAAATTGTTGGAAATATCAAATGATACAAGTTTAGATAATTATGGA